AATCAACCTCCAATCTAAAATAATTTGTAATGTGGAATCTTCTCGCCCCACAAGAGGTGTCGAATATAATCATCAAGCACAACTGCGACAGCTGATAAGAAAAACCATATTGCAGTAAATGGCAAGCATATCTGCCCCAGTAAATTGAAAGGCATATTGCTGTAATCCCATACATGCCAACCAAGCCATAGATTTACAATGCAACCACATGTAAACTCCAATGTAGTGATTACAAGCGCACCTATCAACATCTGTTTTGCCAATGGCATTTTCTTGTATTTCTCATTGATGAATCCAATCAAAAAGAACGCCAGCCCACCAACAATAAACATTGACCAGTGAGTGCGTCCTCTTACGGTTAATTCGATTAATACATATAGCAGACCACCAATCTCAAATAGAATCAATGGTCTTAATTGCTTCATGACTTCTGAGCCAACATAGCTTTTAGTGGCTCAGACTGATAGGCTTCCGGAATACCTGTGCCGTAGGTAATCCGTCCAACATCTTCCTTGCTTTCCAGTGAGCGGATGTAAATTCTGAGATCGCGAAAATACGTGATATGCCACGTAACAAATTCCATTGCTGTGGCTGTGATTTTTGCCATATCTGCATTACTGTAAAACTTGCAATGCTTTGTTTCATCAGAAGTATGCCACGGGATATTCTCTTCACCGGAAGCGACCTGTGTCTGCAACCCAACAAGGCTCGTCTGGTCATGGTCGGTTAATGAAAAATGCTCCACAGAGCCATCAGACAGAGTGACATCAACGCCACTTTGAATAGCATCTTGCTGAGCTTTATTCATCTCTGCAACTTTAGCTTCTTTCACTTCATCAAGTGTCGGCTCAGGCTCAGGCATTGGTTCAGGCTCAACAGGCTCAACATACACACTACCATCGTTGGAAAGAATGTAGCTGTCCTCGTTCTCTTTGTACAAGGTCTTGAATCCATCATACTTTCCAAAGACGCTTCCAGCATCATTCAACAGGTGAAAACCGGACAAGTTCACCTCTGCACCGGAAATCTGAATCAGATGCTCTCCTAGTTTCTTCACAGACGCTTCTACCGTGTCTGTATTATCAAGAAATAACACATGCATAGGTTATTCCTCCTTTCAATAAAATAAGAGCCACAAGGCTCAAATAAATGGTTTACAGTTACTTAACTAAATAGCAAAATGATGGCTGATGTACAATTCAAGCCATTTTCTATTACAGGAAATCCCTCCGGAGGAAACTCACTGGTTATTACGTCTCTTACGAATCTTAAGAAGATATTCGGAGACGCGGTAACCACAATGAATTCTGGTGCAGTCGTAATGAATGGAGATGGCGGTGCTACAGATGCGCATTTCCAAAATGCCACTTGGCAGAATAACAGGTTATACGCTACTTTCAGTTCGAGCATGAATAAGAATATCCGTGTAACTGGATTGATATATTATGCTCCTGGAACTGTATTGGATAATGGAACATTTTAACAATGCAACACCATTTACAATGGGTACGAAACCGTAAACCCAGCTTCTACAAACGAATCGCCAGCCACAAGATATATCTGTCCGTTTGGCTTGATCTCGATGGAAGCACCGTGACGTTGTCCAGCTCCATTTGCTGTCCAAGCTTGAGACTTAATTGTATTTTTCGGACATATTGCGCTAGGAAGCTTTGCAACTAAAAAGGACACACCCGATGCTCCACCACTTACAACGCAATGATAATCAATATGTACAATGCCAGATTTCTTTGTAATATGATATGTGGGATTCGTCCAAGCTGAAGATTCGAAGTTATAACTTGTTTTGCTATTTAGTTCTTTAACTGCCTTTGCGTCAACAAAGTATCCTTCCTCTGTCACGAGGTCGATTTCATCTAAGGAAACCAATTTATTCGCATAGACATTATTGATTGCTTCACGCTCTTCATTAACCTCTTTTGCTCCGTATGAACTTCCGACTTGGCTATACGCTGTTGAATCCTGGAAAGATACAGTACCGTCAGCGTTATTCACCTGCGTGTACTTTCGCTTGCTATTTTGGCTCGCCAGAATATCGTCTTTAAAATCTGTGCTTAATGGTTTATATGTTGCCATTTCTATTCCTCCTTATATTCTAATACAGGACATCTGCCCCAATCTGAAACTCAATCTATGCTTCATAGCTTCTTGCCGACTAAAGCCGTTATATAGCTTCAAACATGCGCTTTCCAAACGGTTGAAATCCTCAAAAGTCGGGGTTCTGTTATTTGCATACCAATTTTTATGCTCTCCATCGTAAAATGCATAAGTGTTATTCTTGAGAGATTCAAGATTATCTTCCATAGCATTAAATTCTTCTGCATACGGAAAATCTGAATACCCATCTTTGTCAACACCTATTTCGGTGAACGGGAAATTGATATACAGCTTAAGCGCCTGTTCCCGGAGGTAAGCTATGTTGTTTTTGATTCGGTTGTAATCTGTGTAATTGAAATAATCATTTACAGTCCAATCAGTTTTAGGTTCTTGCCACACACTCTTTCCTCCTTGTAATTAATCCACCACCAAGTAATCCGGCATTGAATGTAATCTGCGATTCCTCAACGATTGTTTTTAAATCAGGGTCATACTTATTTTCCTGTCCAATCGTGTCACCACAATCAATTGCTGGCTCTCCACGGTAATCAAGCTCGTATTGGATTCCAGACGCAAAATAATCAGCCAGCCACGCTGTTACAAGCTTACCGTGTTCAGCATTGGATATTAATGGATTCTGCCATTCTTTATCCGTTCCACGGTTATTTATCATCTGAACTGTATATGCAGTAGATACGTTGTATTTATAGCCTTTCACAGCTATCTTAATTTCTTCACCTACCGATACACCGAAGATTGTAAGCTCAACGTAGTATGCGCCAGAAGATTTGATTTCTATGGATTGTCCACTCTTAGCTTCTTCAATGATTGCCCTGTAGCCATAACAAGCATCTGTCATGTAGTAGATGGCGTTATTACCATCGTACACGAGTGTTTCTGACGTAAGGTCATCTTCCACATTTGATTTTGAATAAAGGTATCTTGCAACCTTAACATTCTTGATTTTATCAAGCTGCGTTCCCACCGGCGTAGAGTATAAATCATCGTATTCAAGCTTATACGCCGTCTCAGAACCAAGCGAAATATAGTTCACATGAATACGGTTATGTGGCTCTGTTTCCACAAACTCAATCTCGATTTTGTCATACTCAGCAAAATCGTATTGAATCTCAAAGTTCTCAGCGATTCCAGACTGAATTGTGACCGTATCATGCAGTACATTATCTGAGTAGGTCCGTATCACGAATTTCTTCGGAAGATTCTTTCCAAACTCAATATAGATTCCGTATGCTTTATACTTCGCTTCTAGAGTTCGTGTGATGATTGGATTTTCAGTAAATAATCCATTCTCGTCACTCACGGCCAAACTAACATATCCAGTATTTTGTATACCGGACTTTGGAAGAAATACCATTTTCCCATCAGCAAGCCACCGGTTATTCTCATATGTCGCAAAATCTGTTTTTGCTGTCTGAGTATCAATACTCGACACATTGGAATAATCCGTTGTTCCATTGGAAGTCGTCTCACACTCCGGCCGGAATAACGAATGAATACGAATGCGTCCGTATCTATCATAGTCAAGAACACATCTTCCGGCATTTGCAATAATCTGTAATGCCTCTTTGTGTCGGATATTCGGAAGTGGATTGTAAACAGTAATTTTTTTCAAATATGTGTCCAAATAATAATCTTCCTGTGCGACTCCTGCATCTTCCAGTACAAGAACCGCTAAATCATACAAGGTAATTCCAGTTTCGTAATACTGCCCTTTGTAGTAATCATCACTGAGGAATTTTAGTACATCGACAGCCTTAATCGTTGCTTTTTCATCTGATGCGCTCCATTCATATACATAGAGCGAGTGCATCTGCAACCATTCCACTTTGCCATTATCCAGCATATAACCCATTACAACGTTCATTCGCTGTCCACTTTCCAAGAAGTTGATCTCGGATGCCGGATTATCTACGTTGAATATCTGCTCATCATTATTAAGCGTTATGCTAAACTCTGATTCCGGTAAATCATCATTGATTGCAGATAAGCTTGTCTTACTATTTGCTTCTAAAATCCATTCATCATCATATTCAAGTCCAAGCCCGAACTGAATATAATCAATTCTGACGCGATTATTTGGAACGCTCATTTCTGTAACAACCAATTCGATAGACGTCGTATTGCTGAATACAGCGTCTGTTTTAAACACCTGAGCATTATTTTCAAATTCAACCGATGTTCCGTCATCAGTCATTACAGAAAACTTAGTTGGATAATTCTCACCAAATTGAATAGTCAATCCTTTAATATCGGATTTTCCATATCCAAATACAAACTTTATATACAATTCATTGTTGAATAAGCTCGTACATGTGTATCCATCTTTCCAGTAGGAAGCATTATCTTTTGGCAGGAAATACATGGTGCCGTCTGCTCGAAACATATTCTGTTCATAAGTTGCATATCGTTTGACTGTATGCTGATTGAATAATGTACTTGGGTCTGAGAAACCGTTATAATCCGTATTTTCCAATGATGCAGATTGCTGTGCTTCTTGATTAATCAATCCTAGCTGTACTTTCATGAAAGACTGTTCACGAATCGGACGCTTCATGGAATCTTTATACTCTTGAGATGTCTGATACATGTCTACCACCCCGAATCAATAATATTGACTTTGCAATTAATGTATGCAATCGGAACCCCGTTTTTATCGTATTTAAACACGTCTGCGGACCTATCACCTGGATACATCGTGAGTGTTCTCCAACAGTTGTTTACCATATCCCAAAATTGCACGCTGGAAAAGAAATGCTTATCAAATTCCTGTAGCATACTTGACCATGTTTCGGCATCAAGGTATGGCCATTCAAGGTTGTTGATTTTATAATTGTCTCTGCCAATCTTCTGTCCCACAACCTTGTTGTTCGCATTCCTAGCAGCATCAACAGCCGTTGTTACTATCATGTTGGGATAGCGTTTCGGTGCTGGAAAAGGCTTTCCATTCACCTTTATAAAATTGGATATATGTCTTGCTGCCCTTTCCTACACCTCCTAAGCTGGACAAAAAGAAAAGCCCGTATTGCTACGTGCTTTTGAAATCTGTTTGTCTACTCGTTTACTATCCATATTTACGCTGACTTCTTTCTTGAGAAGCGCTTTCTGATTTTCAATCACTTCTCTTAGAAGCATATTTGTTTCATCGTTTGCATGTTCAACACCAGCACTGATTCCAGAAATAATCTGATTATTATTGGCTACTACATGCTGATTTCCGATGTTTCCAATGTACTCAGAACCAAATCCATGTTCATTCGCTACATATATTTCACCACTCTTCGGAATACCACCATTTTCGTATCCCTTGTATCCCCTAGCTGTCCAGCCGTTGTACAAACTTCCATATCTCTTTACCGTGTATCTGATGGAAGCAATCATATTGGATAACGGGTCGTAGATATTGGTATTGTATCCAGCCATCGCATTCGCATGGAATGTTGGGTCAATGACCTGCATCAGTCCTTTTGATGGAGTCCCACGCTTCGCATTGATATCCCAGTTATTAATCGCATTCGGATTTCCACCAGACTCATGTTGCATCTGAGTGAGCAATGCATTCAAATTTGATTCACTGAACTGATTTGTAAGCTCAAGAGCTTTCTTTGCCAGTTCTCGCCACTGTTCTACACCAGCACTTGCCTTGTAATCAACTTTCGGAATTAATGCACCGAATACGCCTTTGATTTTATTCAAAATCGCATCGAATGTCTTATCAATCATTCCTTTGCCAATTCTTGTCCAAGGCTCAAGCATGCCGGAAACGTCGGTATATTCATTAAGCGCAATCTTAACAATAGACTCAGGGTCGTTGATGTATTTCATCACATCTCCACTGAAACTTTTAATTGCGCTCCATGCATCACCAAAGAAGCTACCGACACCATTTTTAAAACGAGGCATACTGCCCATAAGTGCTTTTGTCTGTTCTGCTGGTAAAATCTTTGTTCCTTTTTGCAATGGTATCCTCATACATATTCAAGCACAGTTGCATGATATTATCCCATGTGCTGTATTCATTTGATGGCTGCATCTTTAATGCATTTGCTATTTTCTTATATTCTGTAAAATCCCTTTGCTCACCTCGTAATAATCAAAAAGCCAATATCTGCAATTTCTCACAAATATCGGCTCTGACTCTTAGGCTCTGGCACTATCTTTTGCATTATATATTATATTGCCGTGAAAATCCGGTTTGATTATTTTTAGTGCTGTTATGTATCTTCCGCATCCAGGACATGCATTTGGCGAAAATCGCCAATGAAGTCCTGCTTCATATTCAAAGTCTTTAAATATATATCCGCATTTTTCACACACCGGTCTCGTTTCTACTTCCGTTTCGTAATCTGACAT